GCCTCGATGTCTGGGTGCCGATCTTCCGCGTCCGACGCCGCGCGACGATCCGCAGCCACGAGATCAACGCTCAGCTGCAGGCATGGCGCGCCTCCGGCTTGTCGGCGTCGACGTGCTCACATCGCCTCGACGCGATCACGCAACTCTTCGCCGTGCTCGACGGGCCCGCCGCGGCGAACCCGGCCCGAGGATGCATTCGCTTTCGCAAACCCGATCCCGTCGCGCGGGGCGTGCCGCTCGAGACGATCGACCGCATCATCGAGGCGATGCATCATTCGCGTAATCGCGCGCGCCGCGGGGCCACGGTCGCGCGCGTGCGACTGATGCGATGGACCGGCGCGCGCCCGGCGCAGATCGCGCGGCTCGATCCGAATACGTCGTTCGACCTCGAACATCCGACGCTCCCGTCGGTGCTCATCCCGCGCGCGAAGGGCGGAAAGGCGGCGCGCGTGCCGCTCGTGATGCCGGAAGGTGTCGACGCGGCCACCGCGTTCCTCGAGGCGCGCGCCGCCGGCAGTTTCAACACGGCGCTCGCGAATCGGATGATCGCGCGAGCGTGTCGCAGTCTGGAGATTCCGATCATCACGGTCTACCAATTGCGGCACTCCGTCGCGACGGCGCTGCGCTCGGCCGGCGTTGCGGTCGAGGACGTGCGCGACACGCTCGGCCACACGAGCGCGACGACCACGGCAATCTACGCGCCGCCTGTCACCGCTATCCAAATGGCGCAATTCGAACTCCTTCGGAGGGCACCCAAGGAGGGCACGCCGGACTTTCAGCAACAAGCCACGGCGTGACAACTGGTTAGGGGAAGGAAATGGTCGGGATGGCGGGATTCGAAGGCGCGACGGGATCGGCGCTATCTCTCGCTGCTCGGAATCCGGCCAGTTTTCTGGCTGTCCACCGTGTTCACCGCGCCCAGAATGATCTGGGTTGCCCTGACCGTCACCGCGAAGGAGGGCACGCGAGGAGGGCACGCGTCAGGGGACCCAGGGCTCCGCCTCAATCAGGATCTCGAAGTCGTCGTAGTGGCGTTTGGTGAGCGCCCCCGCGGTGTAGGTGAAGTCGACCAGCACGCGCCGGATCTCGTTGGTCGAGGTCGGCACGACGAGCGCCGTATCCAGTTGCTCGAGCGGCCAGGTCACCGTGCCATTGGCGTCGATCGTGACGCCGTTGGCGTTCAGGATATCCCGCTCGTCCCACCCGTTGACGACCGTGTCGCTCGCCACGTCCTTCATCGTCACGGCCGCGGTGAGAATCGCGCTCAACGAGATCGCCACGTCGGCTTCGTTCTTCAGCGTGAACGATACCGTCCCGGTCGTGCGTTCCTTGATGACAAGCATGGTCAGTCTCCAGTAAACGCCAGATCGGCGATCGACGACGTCACGAGATCAAGGTCGCTCAGTGGTGCCGTGACGGACAAGGACACCGTCCCCAGCGCCGAGGTCCGCAGCACGGGTTGTTGATAGAACACGACCGGCGTGGCCAGCGTGGCCGTCACGGTGGCCGTGCCGGTGGCCGAGGCGACGAAATTGTCCGCGCCCGTGTCCAGATCCGCCTCGACCGTCGCCGTGCCCTGCGCGACAGCCGCGAGCCGAATCGCCGTGGTGAGGTCCGCCGTGACGGTCGCCGTGCCCGCGGTGGCCGCGGCGAGCGGGATCGCGGTCGTGAGGTCGGCGGCCACCGTGCCGGTTCCAGACACCGCCGACGCGAGCGGGATCTCGGTCGTGAGGTCGCCCGTGATGGTGCCGGATCCGCTGACGGCCGCCTCGGGCCGAATCGCCGTCGTCAGCTCCGCTGTCAGCGTGCCAGCACTGGCGAGAGCCGCGGCGAGCGGGATTGCCGTGGTTAGGTCGGCCGTCACCGTCGCTGATCCGGCCGCCGACGCGACGAGTGCCGCGCCGGCGCCCTGGAGCTCCGCCGTCAGCGTGGCCGTGCCTGACAGCGCCGACGCCAGCGTGATTTGGGTCGTCAGCGCGGCGGTGACCGTGCCCGTCCCTGAGAGGGCCGCCACGGGCGTGATGGCGGTGGTGAGGTCCGCCGTGACCGTGCCGGTGCCCGCGCTGGCTGCAGCCAGCGCGATACTGGTCGTGAGATCTGCCGTCAGGGTGCCGGTGCTCGCCAGGGCCGCCTCGGGCGTGATGGCCGTCGTCAGGTCGGCGGCCACTGTCCCGGTACCGGCAACCGCTGCGCTGAACTTGATCGCCGTAGTGAGGTCGGCGGCGACCGTGCCGGTGCCACTGGCGGCGGCGACGAACTCCGCGGCCTCGTTGGTCAGGAGGGCCGTCAGGGTGGCCGTGCCCGTGGCGGCCGATGCCAGCGGGATCGCCGTCGTAAGATCGGCGGTGACGGTGCCCACGCCGGAGAGCGCCGCGGCCGGGGTGATCGCGGTCGTCAGATCGGCGGTGACCGTCGCGCTTGCGCTGGCCGCCGCGGCTAGCGTGATCGCGGTGGTGAGGACGGCCGCGAGAGTCGCAGAACCGGAGATCGCCGCCGCGGCTGTGATTTGTGTAGATAGATCGGCCGAGACCGTTCCAGCGCCTGATACCGATGCTTCAAGTACGGCACCGGCACTGGTGTCCGAGAGCACATACGAAGCTCCGTCTTCCTGGAAGATGCCGGAGCCGGTTTCCTGTAGCAGCTTGCCCATCAGTCAAGGAACTCGATGACGTAGATCACGCCGGCGGCGCCGGTGCCGCCGTTGCGGTCGGTGCCGCCAGCGCAATGCGCGCCAGACCCGCCACCGCCGTACGCCGACCCGTTCGCGCCCGCCGCCTCGGTGCCGGTCTGGTTTCCGCCGGCGCCGAAGACCGACCGGCCGCCAGCGCCGCCGCATCCGTCGGCCGTGGAGTAGGTGACCCCTCGCCCCCCTGGTTCGCCTGGGATGTTCAGGTCGCCGCCCGTCGCCGTGCCGCCGGCCCCGCCGGACCCCTGGGTGCCCAGCGTCGTCGAGTCTGCTGACGCCGTTCCCGCGCCGCCGCCGCCCGCGGTGAGCAGGGTTGGAGAGGAGCTGAACGTGGTGTTGTTGCCCGCGCCGCCGGCGGACGACGCGGCGCCGACCGCGTACCCGTCGTGCCCCGATATCTCGGCCGCCGTGAAGAGGCGGATGACCGTTCCGCCCCCGCCCCCGCCCCCGCCGTTCTGGTCCGTGCCGGTCACGGACCCTCCGCCGCCGCCGCCGCCGACCGCGATAACGAGCGCCTTCTTCATCAGCGACGTCGGTGTGTACGTGCCGCTGCTGCTCGTGAGCACCTGCACCGAGACGTTCGACAGGAACAGCGTGAGCAGGTTCGCCAGCGTGATCTTCTTCGTGACCGGCGTGCCGGACGGGTCGTCCACGATCGCCAGCAGGTCGTCGGTCGTCGGCGTCGTCAGCGCGGTCAGCTCGGTGATCTTTGCGTCAGGCATCAGATGAACTCGATGAGGTAAAGGATTCCTCCCGCGCCGAATCCGCCATTGCGATCGCTCGTCGTCGCCGCGTGGCCCCCGGCCCCGCCCCCGCCGTAGACTTTGCCGTTCCCACCAGCCGCGCCGTTCGCGCCCTCCCCGCCGAACCCGAAGGCGGAGCTACCCCCGCACCCGCCCCACCCGTTCGTCCCCGAGTAGATGATGCCGCGCTGCCCATCCTGGCCGGGGATGTTGATGTCGCCATTCGACGCGGACCCGCCGGCGCCGCCCGCGACGCTGACCCCGACGACGGAGAAGCCCGCGCCCTGCGTGCCCGCCGAGCCGCCGCCGGCGTTCATCAATGCCCCGGCCGTGTCCAATGTCGTCGAGTTACCGCCTGTGATCGAATCGTTGGCGACCGCATACGACTTGCTCGATCCGATCTGCGCCGCAGTCATCAGCCGGATGACCGTGCCGCCTCCTCCGCCCCCGCCGCTGGCCGAGTCCGTCGCGCTGGCGTTGCCGCCGGCCGCGCCGCCCCCCACGGCGATCCCCAACACCTTCTTCATGCCAGACGTAGGCGTATAGGTGCCACTGGAACCCAGGGCCTTTACTTGCACGACGACGTTGCTCAGCGCGAGCGCCGACAGGAAATCCGACAGCGCCAGCTTCTTCGTGGCCGGCGATCCGCCGGGGCTGTCGACCGCCAACAGCAGGTCCACCAGGGCCGGCGACGTCAGCTCTGAGAGCTGCCAAATCGGCAAGTCAGCCATCGCGGTCTACTAGATCCCCGCCGCCTCGAACGCCGGCGTCACCGCGAGGACGATCTCGGTATCGTGCTGATCAAAGTAGAACAGCTTCGCCGTGCAGGTCGCCGGGGCGTGAGGATCCCCAGGCGGCACGTTCGGCCAGCCGTCGAACCCGGCCGCGATGACAATCCCGCTCTCGCCGTTGTGCTCGGCGGGACTGCCGGCGAACTCGTCGTCGACGATGCGCGCCGGGAAGGCCTCGCCGTAGACGACGACTTCGCCTTCTACCTCGTCCTGCTGGGTCGCCTTCAGGTAGATGCGCGCGTGCTGCTTGCCCTTCAGCCCGTCGACGACGCAGGCGAATTGAATGAGCTGACCGCACTGCGGCGCGGCGGTGACGAGGGAGATCGTGCCGGTTGGAGTCGGAGGCATACGTCGCTGTCCTTTCATGATGATTTGACCGCACAGCGAGCGTGCCCACCGGCACGCCCGCGCAATCTCCCTACGCCAGCACGACGTCCAGGGCGCCCGTCGCGAACGATGGCGCCGGGTCACCGTTGTTCACCGTCTTCGCCTGCGTGAGCGCCTTCCAGAACAGCAGATTGCCGGCAGACGACGCGTCGAAGATGCCGACGTGCGTGATGCTGCCCCAGTTCGCGCTCGGAGTCGGGAACGTGATGGCGCCACTGTTCGCTGTCGCGCCGCCCGTGCCGCTGCTCGCGCCAGAGTTGCCGCCCTGAGTCGCGTCCCACGTGCCGTCGCTCGGCCCGACCTGCACGCGGGCATACGAGCCGCCGCTGACTTCCGTGCCGCCGCCGGAGTCACTTGGCGCCGCCGTGTACAGCCCGACGTAGATCGTGCTCGGCGGCGAGAATGATCGGTTGCGGAAAATCAGATCGATCAGTTTGTTCTCCAGGTAATCGCTCATGTCGGACATGGTCTGCTCCTCTGCTCGTGAAATGGGTACCGACGATCCGTTAGCCGTCCTCTGTCTGTTTCAGCCAGGCCTCGCCCCTGGCAATCCCCCGATTGGCAATCTGCTCCATCTGCACCAGCGCCCGCTCGAACTGCGCCGCCCGCTCCGCCGCCTCGGCATCGGACGCGCCCGCATCCTTGAACGCGGTGAACAGCGCCTTGCCGAGCGTCAGGCCGGTCGCCACGAGCGGGTTGACGGCGGCCAGCAGCGTCGTGAGCTGCTGGAGGGTGGCGGTCGCGTTCTGAAGTCCGCTCATGTGGGCCTCACGGCAACGGCGGCAATCTGAATCACCAGCGCGTTGATCTCTTTCAACAGCGCGCCGATCTGCGCCTGGACACTCCCGCCTGAGAACGAGCCGAGGACGTCGAAGATCAGCCCGTTGATGACGTCCAGCACGGCCGTCACTTCCCCACTGGCCCGCGCCTTCTCGAGCGCCGACTGCGCCGAGTCGAGCACGCGCAGTGCCGCCGCGAGCCGCTTGCCAGCGTGCAGGATCGCCACAGTGCCGCGGACGGCTTTCCGACCCTCCTCCACCGGGATCGTGCCGGCATCGGTCAGGCGGATGATCGTCTCCTGCGTCTGCTCGACGGTGGCTAGGATCTGAACGCCTAGCGGCGCGATGACGTGCGCCGGCCGCGACCGAAGGGCCAGGCTGCAGCCGGAGGTCAGCAGAAGGGCCACGAGGGCGAACACGAGCCGGCGATCGAGGGACGCCGGCATGGTTACACTCGCTCTCGTGGCGACGGGATGTACTGCCCCGCGACGAACGCCGCCACGACCGCGCCGACATGCATGAACACCTTGCCGACGAATGCTGGCAGCAGCGCCTGAGCCCAACTCGGCAGACCGGAAATCTCCTGGCCGACTGATGTGAAGAGCATCCCGAGCGCGGCCACCGCCGTCACCCATCCGATGACGGCGTGCGCCTGCTTCGCTTCCGCCTTGACTTCTTCCAGATCCGCCTGAGTGGGCATTCTCCTCGTCCTTTCAGATGAGCAGCGTCAGCGTGAGCAGCGCGAGACCGAGCGACTCGAGATTGACCTTGGTCTGCACGCCGCACGCAGACGCCACGAAGCACAGAAACGCGAGCAGGTAGAGCACGAATGTCAGCGTCATGGATTACCTCCCGATCTCCCGTCGCACTTCGTCCAGCATCCGCAGCTCGTTCTCCCACTGCTCGAAGTGGAAGCGGCCCTCGATGAACTTGACCATCTTGCGGTCGCTCTGGTGAGAGATGTTGAATCCGCGCTGCCAGTGGTCGATGAGCACATCGCGGATGTCGTTGTAGTTGTAGGACTGGCCGACATCCGTCGTGTTGCCGTTCCGGCAGCCGTCGGTCGACATGAAGATCCGGCGCGGATCGGCCTCGGCCCAGGCCTTTTCGTAGGTGTTCGGTACTTCGCCCGGCGGCTGTGGCGTGTCGATGTAGCTGACGTGATCGAAGTTGTGGAACTCGATCCCGTCGAGGCCGCCGTTGATCACCATGTTTCGGTACTGGCCGCTGTTGTTGTTCTGCCGGTTGCAGATGACGAAGCAGCCAGGCCGGGCGCTCTTGATCACATCGCGGAGACGCTGGTGCATCGGCCTCTCGGGCGACTCGTTCGCCGTGCGCGCGTAGACGCCGGTCTGCGGCAGACGGCGGAACGTCTCGCGGATGAACTCTGACAGCACGTCATCCGGCAGGTAGAAGTAGATCCCCTCGTCGTCGTTCGGGTCGCCCCACCGCACGCCGTTGACGTTGTTGCGGACGGGATGCCGGTTGCGGTCAGGCACCCAGAGCATCCCCTGCTTCTCGCTGGAGCAGCAGTAGAGGTCGAAGAAGCACAGCTGCACGACCTGACCGCGCTGGTGCGCCAGGTCGATGAAGCCGCAGTTCAGGTCCCAGTACTCGTTGTTGACGACACTGAGATCGTACTTGCCGTCGCTGCGCGGCAACCACGGCGAGACCGTGCCGAACAGGCCTTCGTCGTCAATCCACGGCATCATCCACAGCTCGGTTGCGTTGACGCCGAGATCGCGCATGCGCGAGAGGAACTCCTCCGCGTGAGGCCGCTCAATCTTCGAGCAGCCCATGCTGGCCACCCAGCAGCCGAACAGTTGGTCCTGACCGGGGACGGGGAGCGGACCTACTGGTCCCCCGCCCCCTCCGGGAAAGTCGGTGGTGCCTCGCCTGGATGTTTCTGCGCCCACTCATCCGACCGGACGATCTGGTTCTTCACCCAGTTGACCGAGTGGTTGTTGCCGAGCAACTGATAGCCCCATTGCTGCATGGCCTCGACGTCACACTCGCCGTTCAACACCATGCCGCCTGGCCGCTGCAGGCCGTCAGGCGCCTTGTAAAAGTCGTTGGTGTCGCGGAACTCTCGCGCAAATTGGTCTTGAGGTTTCACGGGTTCTTCCTCCGGAGGGTCAACGGGTGGCACGTCTGATGGCCACTGGCGCACGGGATTGATGGGCGTGACGCGCTGGCCGCCGAGCCTGTGAAACTTGGCATCGGTCAGGGTGGCCGTCGTCGGGTCAGTCGAGAAGTCGAACACGGTGCCGAATGGCGCCGACTGCCAGCGCCACCAGCCCCAACCTTCAGCGAACCAGAACCGCTCTACACCGCCGCGGCGCGGTTCCAGGGTGTAGGTGGGGTCGTACTCGACGACGATGCAGGGCGCGTCACCGATGTCGCCGCCGCACGGGTAGGCGTCGAACGCGCCGACCAGGCGCATGACCATGGCCCATGGCCGCGAGAACCAGTTATCGCCCTCGTCAGAGGTGCGCCAGAGCCAGTTGTCGACGCGGCTGTCGATGGCCTCGCCGACCGCCCAGCGCCGCCGCATCCACTGGTCTTTCTCGAAGTGATACGGCTGGTCGAGGCCGTCACTGCGGTCCTCGTGGTGATAGATGAACTCCTCGTCCCACCGCCACCACTCACAGAACGACGGACTGGCGAACTTGACCCAGGTGACGGCGTCCTGGCCGTCCACGGGCACGCAGTCCATCGTGCCGCCGTCGTCGGCTGTGCGCGGCCAGCGCGTGCTGACGATGTATGGCAGCGTGTCCTCGATGACGGTGCCGACGGGCAGCGACTCGGGCGCGGGAGGCGGGATGACGACGTCGGCCACCAACGGCGGCACGTCCACGACGCGGATGCCGACGCGGTCCCCGGCGGCGATGACCGTCCACCCACTCGCAATCGGGGCGCACCGTGGGCGGAACGCCAGGCCGTCAAAGACGCGGTACGGCTGCACGGTGTCGGCGTCTAGGTAGCCGAGACACCTGGCCGGCTCGTCGTTGCCCTGCCCGACGGTGAGCCGGCCCGAGGCGTAGGGCCGCGACAGGTTCGGGAACTGCGGCCACAGGAAGTCCTGGTCGATCGTGATGACGGTGCCGTCAGGATCGATGCGGCTAATCCCCTGCGTCGTGTCGGTCGGTGTGCTCGACACGCCGATCTCTTCGCCGCTCAGGTTGTCGTAATCCCGCGTGATCAGCCGAATCTGACCGGTCATTCGCGCCACGTAGGCGAGCCGCCAGCGCGTGCCGATCCAAGCGACGCAGCACATCTCCGAGCCGAAGGGCTCATGGAAGGGATCGAGCACGATGTCCCTGACGCCGAGCAACGCCAGCGCAATCGACGGACCTTTCTGGTAGGCCACCGCAATCTGGCCGATGTGGTTACACGCTAGGCGCGGGTACAGCGCGTAGATGCGGTCGCCCGCGAACGCGCCCGGGAGCAGCGCGATGAGCGTCTGGCCGTAGGCGTCGGCGTAGACGTCGATGGCATCCCGCGAGGCGTTCTCCGTGCAGAGCACGATCCGGCCATCCGGAAGTCGCGCGAGGTCCGCGTATTCGCCGCTGCCGGGAATGGTGGACTCAGCCATGACGGAACGTCTTCCCGCAGCACGAGCAGAACCAGATGCCTGGCGTGGTCGTCGCCTCAATGAGCCGAGTCTCTCCGCAGTGCTGGCAACGCGGCTCAGGCATCAGGCAACCCCGCGTCGTAGAACCCGATCCCCTTCGCGATGTAGGCGGCCGGCACGATGCCATCCTTCGCCGCGCCAGAGTTGTAGGCATCGAGCACATCGCGCAGCGTCTTCGCGCCTTGCGTCTGCACGAACCGACGCCGGATCAAATCCGTCGCCCACTGCGCGCAGATCATGTCGTCCTGCAGCGCGATCGGATGGCTCGTGAACCCGAGCTCGGTCGCCGTCACATAGAGCAGCTGGAAGCTGCCGAACGAGCTCGAGGCCAACACGCCCCAGCGCCGATACAGCGTCGTCAGGTGCGGCGCAGCGAAGTAGCGCCCCCCGGGCTGGTACGCCGGCTCGGCCCGCACGAACTCGCGCTGTTTCCCGAACGCCGACTCGCAGCCGCTGATCGCCCAGAGCAGCCGCGCGCCGTCCACCGCCAGCCCCTCATGGGTCAGGCCGACAATCGACGGGCCGTAGCGGATGCAGGCGTCGCGCAGCATCAGGCGTCACTCCGAGGCACCAGTGCCCAGACGCTCGGCGTGGCAAAGGCATGGCGCTGGACGCGGCGCACCATCCCAGCAGCCTCCAGCTGCTTCAGAGCACGCGCCACCTGGGTGGATTGCAGCCTGTGACGCAACGCCGTCGTGTCGCACTCGCCGGCGTGCAGCACGGCCAGGATGCGTTCATGGAGTGGCGCGAGATGATGCCGCGTCATCGCTCCGTCCTCAGCCGCCACTGCTCGAGCCGCGCGAGGCGGTCCCGCAGATCGCGGTCCCGGTTCAGTTGCCACAGCTCAACCCGAGCCTGGGGCGCGGCGCCGCCAGGCTTGTCGAGTTTCGCGACCACGTCGCCGAACAGCGTCCGCTCGATCACAGTCAGGCGTTCCTGAGCCTCACGCTGCAGTAAGTCATTCCGATCGGCCAGCCCCGTGACCTGCACCTGCAGGCGCGTCAGCTCAAGGCCCAGATCGCGGGCGGCGCGGATGTGGAACACGACCGCCACGGCGCCGATGATCAGCAGCCCATAACAGAGCCCGTACCACCAGATGACCCGCCGCTTCGGCTTACCGATTTCGGAGTCCATAACAATTCTCTCGGGCCAGTTCACGGGCCTCTTCGGTCTTCGCGAGCACCGACACCGATGCGCACGTGCGCTGCGCAATCTCGATCAGGCGCTGGGTCTGCTGGATCTGATGCTCCAGGATCGCGCGCGTCTGCCGTGATTCGTTGATCGCCTGCTCGACGCCTCGCGTCAGTTTAGGGATCTCGGACGCGCCGACGTACACGAGGAAGATGGCAATCGCGCCGGGAATGCCAACGATGCCGATCGCGGAGGCCCACGCTTTGAGTAACGTCGTTCCTCCGTTCGATTGACCTGTCATGCTGTTGTCCATTGGTCCCAACCACGGGTTCGGTCACTGGACCGCACAACGAAAAAGCCGCGGCTGACACGTCGCGGTGTAGCGACGAATCAACGCGCGGCCTGTTCGCGTGCGGCCTCTGTCGTCTCCCCACCGGACGGGCCACGTCCGGGATCGGCTGATCAGGCCCAGGGGCGACGTCGTTGGTTCACCGTGTCTCGCTGCTCTCCTTTACCGGCGACGTCATTCGTCATGCCGTCGTCGCACCGGTCGCCCCTCCCGTCCGGCCGAGGATGATCCGCCGCCACATATCGAGCACGCTGTTGGCGGGCAGCTCGTCCGAGCCAATCAGGTCGAGCGTCGTCTCGAGATACACCTGCCCACCTTGCTCAATCACGCGTGTCTCGGTGCCACGCACGAAGCAGTCGACTTCGTCGAGACCGATCTCTGGGAGGTCGACGACGACGGTGTCGCCGGGCCTGATCGTGGTCACCAGCGTGCTGATCATCGGCATCGGCGGGCGCGGCAGGTTCACGACCACCAGCCGTTGCGCGTAGGCCAGGGCCTCGTCATAGGTCAGGATGTCCGGCACGAAATCGACCTTGAGCCATGGACCGTGAGCGATGACTTCGCCGGCGTCCTGATACACCACCGAATTCGGGAACAGGGACGTGTAGACGGCGATGATGACGAGGCCGTTGGCGATCGGCGTGCCATCCTGGACGAGCGTGTGATCGCTCTCTCGCCAGGTCCACTCCATGATGTCGACCCCGAAGACGCCGACCGGGAAGTCCACGCCGTCGACGTTGACTGTCTCTGGTCGCGTCGCCTGGACGTTGTAGCGCTGCTGGAATTCCTGCGTGGCGCCGTCCGCAATCCAGGTGTCCGTGACGGTCAGGACTTCCGACGGTCCGTACACCACGTACTGGGTGTTGCGGTAGTCGAAGCGGGTGACTTCGTACTCGGCGTCGTTGAAGGTCGCGTTGTCGATCGAGAGCGTGACGCCGCTCGAGCGGCTGCCGACTTCCCACATCGCCAGGACGCGATTGGCGTCGATGTGCCGGACGAAGTTTGTGAGCTCGCTCAGGTAGGCCAGCACCTCTTCGCCGGTCATCCACGGGAGCGTGAGGACAGGAAGATCTGGCCCCTCGACCTGGTCGCTATCGAGGGAGATCCCGTATTCCGCAAACCACCCGCCCGGGCCGACGAGATCCTCGAGGAGCGCCTTCAGTGTGCCAGCCGGGTGGATGCCGTTGACGAGCGTCCGGAGGCCGATTTGATTGAAGTCCTGCGCCGTCACCTGGCAGACGATGCCCTCGACCCGGCCCATGAAGGTCAGGCCGGAGACCCGGGCGATCGTGCCGGACCATCGGATGACGCCGCCGACCTCGACCTCCACGAGCTGATCGGCCTCTGGAATGACTGCGCCTGTAATGTCCTCGAAGACGAAATCGGCCGTCCCGATCCCGTTGATGACCCGGCGATAGATCAGGCTGTGGCAGTACGACGTCCGGTTGACGTCGTCGATCCAGATGATGAAGTCGAACGGCGACTCGTCCTGTGTGGACGTGACCTGAATCTCGAAGGGCGTCTGCGCCATGTTGGCGGCGCCCTTGAGCAGGCACACGACGCCCTGGGCGCCGTCGAGGTAGGCCGCATCCGGCAGGCAGATCTGATAGACGCCGGGCATGTTCGTCGCGTCGACTTCCTTGAAGCCGCCCGCTGTGAACGTGCCGACCGTCATCGTGACCAGGGTGACCGCCACGGCGGCCGCCGCGGTGTTCCGGTGGTAGTAGCAGCTGAGTCCGGACGTGTTGTGCGCCAGGCCGGTCAACCCGCGCCCGTCCGCCTGCGACGTGTCCTGGATGAACACCTCGAGGATGCGGGACGATTCGCCGGGAGGGACAACGCACTTCGCCATGTCGTCTACACCGCCGTCGTGAGCTGCACTTCGAAGACGCACGGCGCCATGTTCGTCGCGCCTTTCAACATCACCGAGACGCTCTTCGCGCCGGAGGCGAACGCCGCGTCCGGGACGCAGATCTGATAGAAGCCGGGCAGGTTCGTCGAACTGATCTCCTTGAAGCCTCCAGAGGTGAAGGTCCCGACGGTCATCGTGACGAGACTGATCGCCACAGCGGCGGAGGCGGAATCGCGGTGGTAGTACGCGGTCAGGCTCCCGCTGTTGTGGACGAGCCCGGTCAACCCTCGTCCGTCTGTCTGCGAGCTGTCCTGGATGAAGACGTCGAGAATGACCGACGTCGTGCCAGGAGGAATCGTGCGTTTCATGCCTCAGCCCCTCATGCCGCCAGCCATCCCGGGATGGACGAGCAGTGCCCCGCCGCCTGGATCGGTCTGAATCGCGCTGATGTGGAAGCCCATGAATGAACGGCGGGTCGACGTCTGCGAAAACGACCCGCCGTCGGTGCGCTCGGTATGCTGGATCGCCGTCCCGCCGGCGAACGCGGCGAGATAGCCGGCGGATGCGACGTCGAAGCTGACTAGACTGATCGCGCTGGTGCTGGTCGGTTTTAAGATCAGCCGATAGGGATTGCCTGCCGTGAGCGTGTACTGGGCATCAAAGATGACGGACCGTCTGAAGGATGAGGATCCCTTGGTATTGGTGTCAGGGTCGATACTGATGGTGCAGAGCGGCGACGTACCGTCATAGAGCACCGCGTCGACAACGTTGTTCGCTGACCCGTAATACCAGCCGCCCCTGACCTTGCACGTAAACGTCGGCGTCCACAGAATCCCTCGCTCGTCCGGCGTTGAATTGCTGGCAAATGACGTCCCGGTGAACGCATGGAACGGGAAGAGCTCAATGGCGTCCAGCTCGGCGTAGGTGCCATCGTCGTATTCCAGGAGAATGGCCCCACACCGTGATTCCTTAGAAGCCCATGACCCGCCGGTGTGATAGGCCCAATAGGGAGCGCTGAGCGTCCCGCTCTCGCTCTGCGCTAACGATGGACGCGAGAACGCGACACTGCCGGCCGACAGACAGCGCACCACGCACCCGAGCCAGTCGCCCGCCGTAACGGTACGCTTGACCCCGGTGTCGGTGCCATCGTCGGTCATGATCCCCGGCGTGACCCAGGCCCCTGCGGAAATCGACCCGGATGACACGTCCCGATACTGGCTTTCGGTCGTGTTGGGAAAGCCATCCGTCCCGACGGTCTGGAAACTCGCGCGCACATCCACGGGAGAGGCCGCAGTCTGCACCCGAAAATGGAATCGTTTCAGTGTCCCGGACTTCGTGACTTGAAAGACCCACGCGGCGCGCTCGGTCGTGCTCGTTAATGCGGTGCCCACCGCCCCAAACGCCGGCTCGTTCGGACCGTCGAACGGGGGCATCCGCGGAAACATCAATTCGACGTCAACAAAGGTGGACATCTCGCCTCCTACACCAGCGCACCGCGGCCCTGCAGGAGGGCGGGGAGGTCTTCGTAGACCGCCTCGGCGATCTGGCGCCGACCGATGAAGACGGGGATTCTCACCGCGCTCGGGATGCGCGCGGCGATCACGCGGTCTCGCGCCTGCGCAAACGGCGACCCCGCTGCGCCCACGTCAGACGAGGACGTCGGCAGAGAGAAGTCCGGCGAGGACATCCCGGAGATCGTCCGGTTGACGTCCTCGAGCGCCTCGCGGAATCGGTCGGCGGCGTCGCGCCCGTCGTCGAGGGCGCTGCTGTAGTCGGCCTCCGCGAACGTCGCGCCAAGGTCCTCGGCCTTCGTCGTCACATCGCCGATCCCGTCGCCCACCTCGCCGGCGGCCTCCTCGATCTTCTGGAGCTCCGGCGTCGTCCGCGCGCGCGCCTCGCGCGCGGCGTCTACGGACTCCTTCCACTTGTCCGGCAGATCCCCGCCGAGGAGCTCGATCAGCGTGCCGAGCCCTTCCTTGAGGGTCCCGACGACTTCGCCCAGGCCATCCTTGAGCGCCGTCATCTGGCTCGTCATCGTCTCGACGGGTTCCGTGTCGATGCCGGCAGCCTCCGCCATCTCGAGCAGGCGCTGCGTGTTCTCGTCGATCGGGACGCCGAGCTCCTCGTAGCGCTGGCGCGCATTCCGGAGGAAGTCCTGCATCATCGAGAGGGACTCGTTCTGCTGGAAGCCCTTCTCGATCATTTGGTTGTAGGTGTCGACCGCCTGTCCGCCGAGCGCGGAGAGCTCCTCGGCGCCGAGGGCGCCCATCTGTGAGAGCGCCACCGTCGCCGCGTTGATGCTCTCGGCGGCGTTGACGAGCTCCGGCGCTGTCTCGATCAGCTGGTTGTAGTAGAGGAGATAGGTCAGGGCCGCGTTGTTCTGGGATTCGAGCCCTGGGAGGTTCTCCTGCAGCTCGCGGATCTCCGTCAGCGCCGGCCCGATCGCCCGCATCGATTCCAGGAACGTGCCGCCCTGTTGCCGCGCCTGGTTGAACGCGGCTAGGGCGAGCACGCCCATCCGTTGCAAGTCGTCGCCGACCTCGGCGACGCCGGTCGCCTGGCGCTCGAGGAGCGCGTTGAGCTCGGCGACTGCAGCGGACGCCGCGGCTTCGTCGTCCGTCGCCGCGTTGACCTTCTCGCGCGCGGCCGCGATTTCCTCAGCCAGGCCGCCGTATTCCTTCGAGAGCGGACTGATCATGCCCGCGACCGAGGCGGCGAGTGACCCCGCGCGATCGAGCACGAACGTCGTGACTTCTTCGATCTTGTCCTGGAGCTGACCGGCCCGCTCGATGAACCTGGTCCACTCCCGCGTCGCGAGCTCGCCGGACCCTGCGACAAAGGCGGCCATCTCCGGGAAGGCGCGCCGGAAGACGTCCTCCATCTCGCCGGCCGTGAAGACGCCGTCCTGCATCAACGAGATCGCCTCGTTGAATTGGGCGATGAACCCGTCGAAGTTCAGCTCGTTGAGGCCGCCGGCTTCTTCGATGAGCGCGTCGAGGTTCCAGACTTCCGCGGCGCGGCGCGAGATGGTCTCGACGCGTCCGGCGATGCGCTTCCCGGCGCCTTCGAAGGCCTTCTCGGCGGCCGCCGAGAAGCGCCCGACGTCGGCGTCTATCTTTTCCGCCAGGCCGGAGCTCACAGATAAGCCGAGCATGCTCTCGATGTCCACGCCGATTTGCTTGACGGCGGTACTGACGCTCGACCGCGACGACTGCCAGGCGGCGTAGACCGCGCCGGCGGCGCCTCCCACGAGGAGACCTGGGAGGCCGGCGAGGGCGCCGCCCGTCATCGCGCCGGAGAGGGCGCCTTGGAGGACTGAGATACCCTGCCCGCGGCCGGCGTCTCGATTCTTCGCGACGGCGGCGTCGATCTGCGCCATCGTCTGCAGGACCGCCGCGCCGATCGACACGATGGCCGCGATCCGCTCTTGAGAGGTCGCCTCGATCGAATTGCCTTCAGCGTCCAGGAGCGTGCCGCTGAAGGCCGTCCGCGCCGTCTCGCCCAGCGTCTTCCATTGGCCGATCCCGATTCCGAGCGCGCTCGTAAAGTCGGCGACCAGGCCGGCGGCGCCCGCCAACGGACCGCCGCTGCTCGCCAGGTTATCGAGCGCGCCGGTGAGCTCGCCGAGGACCCCCGTCCAGTCCACGGTGGCCTTCGCGGCCGGCACGAGCGAATCCCGGATCGCCTTTGCGCCGAACGTCACGCCCTCGGTCCTCGAGGGCGCCTTCCCCATTTGGTCGAAGAGGTCGCCGAATGATCGCGTGACAGGGATGAGCCCCTTCGCCGTGAGGCCCTCGAGCTCGTTGCGGAATTCCTTCGTCTTATCGGTCGCCGGCGGGAGTTTGACGCCCCACTGCTGGATGATGCCGACGAACTCCGACGATGGCTTGAGCGCCTCGCGCGTCTTGAAGGTGACGCCTTCGATTTCGCCTTTCAGATCCTCGAGGAGGGGCGGCAGGGGTTTCCCGGCGTCTTCGACTTCCTTGATCGCGGCGGCTACCTTCTTGATGCCGGTCACCGACAACTCACTGACGCCGCCGATCTCCTTCACGCGCGCGGCGTAGTCAGTGGCGGCCTTGAGCGCCGACGCGCCGGTGAGCTCCTGTTGCGCGGCCTTGATCTTCGCGGCCGCGGCCGTCGCGGCGCGTTCGGAGTCCTCCCACCCCTTCTTGATCGTGCCGGTCAGCTTGTCCGCCGCCGCTTCGAGCTCCTTGAAATTGAAGTCGGGCGCCTGACCGGCCTCCCCGATGAGGCCTTTCCTCATGGTCGCCGTAACGGTGGTCAGCTTTTTGTCGATGTCCTCGAGGCTGTCTTCGAATTCCTTCGCCTCTCGGACTACGTCCGACATTCCAGACTTCCAGAGGACGAGGTCGTTGTAGACACCCTTGAAGTCGCCGTCGAAGAGGCGCTGGAGGCCGCCGCCGAGGTCTGACGCCATGTCGGCGACCTCTTTGAGGAGCGGCGCGAGAGGGACGAGCACGAGCCCAATCAGGTTCTTCCCGGCTCCGATCGCCGTGTCGATACTGTCGCCTAGCGCGTCCATCTGTTCGACAGCGTTCTCGCTCAGGACTTGCCCGGTCCGCTCCGCCTTGTCGCCGAGCTCCTTGAAGCCGGCGATCATGGCGGGCAGGAGGTCCGCGCCGCCCTTTCCGAGGAGATCCATCGCGACGCGAGAGCGCGTCATCGGGTCAGGGATGGTTCCTACGGCGTCCGCGACCGCTTCGAAGGCCAGCCCAGGCTCCATCGCGCGGATCTGCGCGAAGGACAGGCCGGCACGCGCGAGGGCATCGACGGTACTGTCGTCGCCTCCGGCGAGCTTCTTGTTGAGCGTAGTAATCGCCGTGCCGAGGTTGCCGGCACTCCCGCCGGTCTGCTCGACGGCGTACTTGAACCGCTGGTATTCCGTCGTGCTCACGCCGAGCTTCGCGGCGCCATCGGAGACCGCCCCGCCCAGGTTGATGAAGTCCATCGCGAGCTTGCCGACGCCAAGGGCGGCGATCACCGGGGCGATGACCGACAGCGCGCCACTCGCCGCGCCGATCCCGTCCCGCATCCCCAGGCTGGACTTCCCGACCTTCTCGACCTCTCCGTCCAGTTCTCGCAGCTCTTGCTGTGTGATGTCGAAGGCCCCTTTGACGATCTCTCGGGCCTTGATGAGAATGTCGACGGGGACTTCAGCCATCAGTCACCGTCCCCGTCATCAGCCGGCGTCGATCGGGCGGACCCGGCGCGCTCGTGTTCGTGCAGGAGCTCGTTCCGGACGTGGGCGACGTGCGCCATAGCATCCAGGAGCCAGGCGTCCTGATGCCCGACGCCGCCGACATCCGGGAGGGCGATCCGTCGATACCGGCCCTCCTGGGCGCCGTAACAGGCCGAGAACCAGACGAGGACCGCCTCCACGGCCGGCGTGAGGCTTCGGACCGGGCAGACGTTGACGACGAGCTTCGCGTCATGCCAGACGGCCCGCGGCTTGCCGGAGAGTCCGACTTGCGTCGTCCCGTCACAGCCTCGAGACCCACAGAGGCCCGCGTCGATGCACTTCCGGCACGAGGCGCCGGTCTCCTTCCATTGACCGACGGCCGACGGGAGCCACCACAGGAACCGGACGGCGACCGTGAGCTCTCGGCGCTCGGCGTCGCTCAGACGCGTCGTCGCGATGACGGCCTGGTGCATCCGGTAGAGGACCTCCTGGCGCCCTGAGAAGAGCCTGACGAGCTCCTCGGCGGACTCGACGGGTCGGTCGTCGACGGTGACCTGACCGGCCGGGAGGTCGACATAGGACGCGATGAGGGAGAGGCCGCCTGGCGCATGCGTGATCGTCGCCGACGGGCCCCTCGAGGCGCCCAAGGCGACCAGGGCGGTCGTCGCCGCGACGGTCAACGGGCGGACGAGCAACCGGACCTCCTGTCCATCAATCGAGACGACGATCGGCCGCGAGGCCCGCATATCGCGCTCATCGGACCTCGTACGCGTAGACCCAGCCGACCGCGGCGTCGATCCGCGGCGGCGGCGGCGGCGTCATGTTGTCGACCTCGATCGGAGGGATGTAGCGCGTCGTGAGCGCCGGCGGCCAGTCGTCGCCGAGCGGGTATCCGTGACAGACGACGCGCGCACCAGGAAGAAGCGCCGTCTTGAGCGTCGTTCCGAGCTTCTGGTGAGGCTCAGGGAGGAGATACATCAGGACGGCCTTCGCGGCGCGCCAGGCCTCCGCTGGCACCGTCATCGCGTCCTGCCGATGGACGTGCACGCGATTGGCGACGCCGGCCTCGACGGCCGCCGCCATTGCTTGCTGCGCGCGGCCGTGATTGAGCTCGTAGCCGACCGCCGTAGCGCCCCGCTTGGCGGCTGCCACCAGGAGCCCGCCCGTGCCGCAGCCAACGTCGATCACGGTGTCCCCTTCGCCGATACAGGCGGCGTCAAGCATGGCCTCGACGACTTCCGGCGGCGTCGGCACGAAGGGCGCCAGGCGGGCCCTGGCGTACTCGCGATCCTGCTTCGAGTAGGTGTTCTCGAGGCGGATGCGGGCGAGCACCTGGGAGAGGATGCTTTGCCGACTGGCGAACGCGCGCACGAAGGCGGCGCCGTCGGTGACCATCTTCCCGTCGTCCTCGATCTGGCCCGGTTCGAGCGTGACGTACTTCTCGATGGACTCCCGCACGAAGGCCCGATGCCGGCGCTCCATGTCGTGCTGTTCGTCAATCGTGCCGTCTGGCGCTTGCGCCTCCTTGAACATCCGATCGCACGCGAAGAGAAACTCTGTCGCCTCCTCCGGCGTCGCGAAGCGCTTGATCTGGATCGTGACGGTCTCGCCGTCAATCGTCATCGGAACGGGGAATGTGCTGGTGAGTTTGAGCATCAGAGAACCTCGGCGCCGAGAGGTCGGCGCGGTAGACGGTGCACGATAGGTTCTGCCGAATGCGCGCGCGGCGAGGGCCGCTCGCTCCTGGCCGGACTGCCAACAGGAGCGAGCGACGCGCGAACGCCTGATGGGAGACTGCCCCGAGCTACGCGATCAGGATCTTGACTTCGTCGTTGCCGGTCGATGTGCCGAGCAGCGTCCCGCTGTACTCCTCCTGGTAGTCCTCGACGCTGCCCAGGTCATGCCCGGGCGGCGTGTCGATCTCCCATTTCGGGAAGTAGACGCCGATGATCTGCCCCTCGGTGAGCCCCGTCTGCAGGATGCCGGCCTGCTGCGTGCGCGCCGTCGCGGCATCCAGAATCGTCGAGTCGTCGGAGGCCTGCATCGTCACCGAGAACCGCACCTGTCGAAACTGCGCCTTCCTGAACGCCCCTTGCGGCGTCGATGTCCCATAGGCGTTGTTTTGCAACGCGTGTCCATTCATGAGCTCGAACTTGGCCTTGACGAACTCTTCCGCCGCTGATCCGAGGCGCAGATACCCCGTGAGGCCGGACGGGATCGCCGTGCCGGCCGTCGTGAAGGCCACGGGCTCAGCCTGCACGGAGGCCCCCTTCAGACGCGTCTTCGCGGGTCCGCTCACCTCCCAGACGATCTCGCCATTGCTGTCGAACTCGAGCATCAACTTGTCGAGGATCCAGCCGTTGACCTCGAACTTTCGATTGATGCCATACGCCGCCATCGTGTGAGACACGGGCGTGTCGAGGTTCGCCAGCGAGTAGACGATGCAGCTCTTGACGCTGTCGCCAGATGTGGGCGCGGCGCTCAGTGGCGGCGCGACGGTGATCTCGTCGCCTGACTTCACCGTGATGACGCGGACCTGGCGGCCACCGCTCGTCGCGTTGACGAGGACCGCGCCGCCGACGACCAGGCCGACCGATGAGGCCACCGTGAAGACGGTCGACGTCGGCGCCGGCGCGGCGGAGACGGTCGTCGAGAGGACGACATTCGTCTTACTGCCCATCGCATCGGTCAGGATGGCATCGTGATCCGGGACCGTGTTGATCGTGCCGCTCGGCCAGAACTCCCCGCGGAGCGTCGCCTCGGCCGTCTCCCGACGGACGCGGCGCTCGGTGAGCGTCGCCGCCCTTAACCGCGTCGGCGCGTTCTGGAAGTTGTTCGGATTGTGCGCCAGGGACCCGCCGATATGTCGGATCGCGTCGGCCGAGGCGAGGGTCGGCGCCGTGCCGTAGGTGCTCTCGGCGGCGTCATAGACGCGGAAGTTGCGTCCAAGCTCCCAGGTTGGCATGTGAGGTTACTCCTTCAGAAGACGGTCAACGGGGTCTCTCCTACGTGCCCGATGCGCCGCCGGCGTCTGGCACGTCTCCTGTACCTGCCGCGGCGGACGCGGCGGCCTTCTTCTTGCTGACCGGCTCGAACAGATGCGCGTACTTCTCGCCGATCGCGTCCGCCCACGTCACCTTGAGCCGCTTCTGCTTCGGCGTCCCGTCCTCGTTGGTGCCGCCGGCGTCACGCACGACATGACCGGCGAGTTCGTCGAAATCCACGTACGCGCCGTCTTCGAACTCCCGCCCGAACCCGTCGCCGCGGACGCTGAACCCACCCGTACCGCGATAAACCATCATGCGCATCGGCTGTCTCTCCTGTTTACGGCTCGCCGCCGCGCCGTTTGTAACTCACGCGGATCCGCTGCCCGACAAACACGGCCAACACCGGCCCGGCGTCATAGATCACCTCGGGCGGAAACAGCCAGACGCCGTTGACGAGGTTCGGCATCCCGAGGCGTCCGTCGCCGGTGAAGTCCGTCGCGAAGGCCGTCTCGATGTCCGCCGCGAGCTTCTCGCCCGCCGTGACTTTGCGGTCGGTATCCGCGCTGCCGTCCACATCGACCCGACCGATCACCATGAAGTCGAAGGTTTCCTTGACGATGCCGGCGCCCTCGGGGATGCGCTCGCCGCTCGGGTCGGCCGCTTCGAGCATGAACGCGGGCAGATTCGTCGAGGGCAGATTCAACAGCGTGACGGACACGTCGATTTGCACCGAGGTGGGTCTGACGCTGTACCAAAACGACGCCCCCCCATTGATCGCTCGTAACCGCGTCGCGGCGGCCTGCAGGATTTGCAGCCGCTTCGGACTACTGGCCGGCGGCACTCGAGGTGCCTCCCGTCAGCGGCGCGAGCGCGGTCTCAATCGCGGCGCGCGTCTTCTCTTCCGCCTGGGCGGAGAGTTGACGCGCCGCGGCCGCCGCAAAGTCGCGCGACGGAATGCGCACACTCGCTCGCCGCATGAACACCGCCTCGTAACTCCGGTCGTCCCGGATGCCCAGGATCGCGCGCGCCGTCGAAAACGATCGGCTGAACCCCAACGCCGCCGGGTTTTGGATAAACGCCCGTGCACTGATGCGCGCATTCCCTGTCGCCGTGAGCGCCGCGCCGACGGGAATCGCCAGGAGTTGCGCGCGTGCCGGCGAGACCGTGCCGCCGCGGCGGAGGACACCCGCATACCCCTGCGTCGCCGAGACCTGTAAGTCTGCGCCGTCGCCGCGTGGCACCAGGCGTGACCGCACCGATCGCGCGAGACGACCCGATCGCATCTGCAGCGTCCCGCCCATCAGCTCCGCCCGCATCGCGCGCTCGGCGGCGGGCTGCATGGCGCGCAAGGCCGACACGAGCGCCGACGGGAATGATCGCGAGACGTCCTCCATCGTCCTTGCGACCTCGCCGGCGTTCGTCGTGACTTCAAGAGAGATCACGGAATTACCCTAATCCTCGGCGCCGCCATTGGTTGAGGACGTCCCACACGAACGCCGGCCAGACCGATCGCGGGGTGTAGTGGTGCCCCTGCACCGTCATCGTGCTCGAGGCGCCGGCGCCGACATCGTCCACCTGAAATTCGAATCGTGTCATCTGGAGACCCACTCGGGAGATGTCCCGCGGAATCGTCACGGCGTCTTGGGCGCCATAGCCGGCCGCATACGCCACCGCGACATTCCCGAATCCCTTGGTGAACACATCCCCGTAGAGGAGACGCAACCGACCGCGATCCGCGACCAGGGTGTAGGCCGTGGAGAGGATGGTCTCGGCGGCCTGGCCCTCCGCGCGCGTAATCGTCAGGGACGTGAGCCCGCCGACGACCGGCGCGTGCAGGAGTTGCAACTCGGCGCAGCCATCGCCGTCGAGCACCTCGCTCACCCCGCGGGTCACGAACTGGCGCCCCGTGTATTTGTCAATGAACGCGCTGACCGCGTCCGCGATTTCTTCGATCCTCGTGTCGCGCCCCGTTTCCGCGTCCGGCACGCCGAGCGCCGCCTTGACCACCGGCAACGACCAGATCGTGTGGACGTGCGTCGACATGGGGCATCAGGCGGATCGGCGCGCGGGCGGCAGCACGGCCGCTTCGGGGCTCTCGGTCACCGCCGCGTCCGGCGCCACGTCTTTGACCACTTCCGCGCGGGCCGTGCCATCCGGTCGCCGCTTCAACCAGGCCCGCATCTCGGCGGTGAGTTTGGTGACCTCGACCACCTGGCCCTTGAGAAAGGGGTACCCCGGCTGCGCCGATTCCGTCACCTCGAGAAACCGAATCCGCATCGTTACGCTTTCGCCGCCTTGGGTGCTTTGGCCTTGTCCGCTTTCGCCTCCGCCGGTTCCCCTTCGGCCGATGGGCCGACCGGCGCCGAACTGCTCGGTCCCTCGTCTCGACGGATGTCGATGCCGTTCCCGCGCACGTCGCCGCCAGCGGCGGTGCAGGCATCCAGAAACGCCTGCACCTGCGCCTTCAGCGCCACGGCGGTGGCATGATCCGTCGCCACGACTACGCGGAGATCCGCCTTGAACTGCGCCATGACCTACGCCGTCCCTTCCGCCGGCGCAAACAACCGCACGACGCTCGTGTTGGTCGGCTGCGAGAAGTTCGAGGTCCGGCCGCGGTACTTGATGACGACCAGGGTGTCGATCGTGGTCGTCGTGCCGCGGGTCACGCGAAACTTGAGGTACCGCTTGATCGGCCGACGAATGTCCAGAACGAACGGGGTCGCCGACGCGCTGTCGCCGACCTTTGAGCCGGCGAGATCCGCGTAGGAGCCACCCGAGGCGTCATCCTGGCGCGCGCGCAGGTTGTTGTTGGTGGCGATCGACCCGATCTTGCAGATGCAGATCGCACCATCCCAGCCGGCCATGTCGACCGCCGCCGAATCGATCGTGCTGGTCCCGGTGGCCGTCGGCGCTTCCGCCGTGATGTGCCCGATCTCGCTGAGTACGCCTTGCATGGTGCCTCCACTGGTCCTTCGAAAAGGGCGCATCCCCCGATGAGATGCGCCCGGTCTCGTCTGTACGCCGGCGGCGTTAGCCCTGAAGGTGATGCTTGACCGGGTCCGTGCCAGCGTCGAGCAGATCGCCATCGTGCCGGCTGAAGGCCAGGAACGCGACCTGGTGATATTCGGCGAACCGCTCATCGAGCCGGAGCAGGGTGATGTCGCGCACGTCGCGGATCAGGTACTTGCTCAGGTCACCGAAGATGATCGACTTGACGCCGGTCGACGGCGCCGTCATCGACTGATTGATCGTGTAGGGGTACCCGAAGATGGTATCCGGGGCCCCGGCCACCATGCCCGGCTGCCAGAGCGGCGCGCCCGCCGTGTCGCCGGAGTACTGCGGAATGAGGATCTTCCGAACCATCTTCAGCGCGGCATCCGACATCATGAATCGGGCGTTCGTGCGATACGCCGGATCGATCGAGTGGACCAGGTCCATCATGAAGCTGAACGTGGTCGTCGCCGTGAGGGAGGTGGCCGTCACGCCCAACGAGGACGCCGTGACGATCCCGTTCGGCTTGCTCGAGTTGTCGCCCGTGGTGAAGTGGTCGTTGGTGATCCGGCCGATGCGCTCGCCGAGGGCGCGCCCGATGAACTCGGCCACGTTGAGCGAGCTGTCCTGCAGGAACTCCACCGACACGAGCACGTACTTGCTCGTGTACTTGAACGCGTTGAGCACCAGCTGCCCGAACGTGATGCCCTGTTCGGACGCCGGCGAATTCTCCGAGAGGATCGCGCCCTTGTTGGAGGTGTCGTCGGAGGTAGGGATGGGCAGATCCGCGCCGGAATCGGTGCGGATGATGGTCGCGACCTGACGCATGCCGCCGAAGGCCAGCATGGAGACTTCGAGGGCCCGCATCGCTTCATCGGGCACCGTGTAGCCGCCGACCGACCCGGACGTCGTGCCGAGCGCGGCGCGCTCTTCCCACGCCTTCAGGTCCTCGGCGCGGAGCGACCGCGGGGCCACCCGTGGCAGTTTGAAGGTGAGCGCTCGCTGGTCGAGATTGAGCCCGCACCGGGCGCCCGCCTCGCGCATCTCCTGGGTCCGCTCGATGTCGCTGCCGGCCAGGAGCCACGACCGCATCGCATGGAGTCTATCGTCGGACGTGATGCGCCCGACCCCGCCCCGATGCTCGTGCCCGCGCTGCTCGGGCTGGGACGGCTCCGAGCGGCGCCCCGCCGACTGCTCGAGGCTGGACAGCACATCGGCTTGCCGTTCCTCTCGCTCGATCTGTTTGCGGAGCTTCTCGATGTCGACGTGAATGGCCTCGAACTGCTTCTCTTCCTCAGCATTCACGTCGCGGTTTTCGGTCCGCGCTTTGGCGAGGATCTCTTCGGCCTGGTCCGCCAACCGCTTGCGCTCGGTGCGAAGTTCCTGAATCGTCATGAGCTTGTTCCCTTTCGCGCTCTCGCCGTGGGAACGGCCCGACCGATTCACAAAGGAAAAGGGCGCAGCCCACAGGCGAATCTGGTTCGCCAGTGAGCCGCGCCCTTCCCAGAGGCCGCCGCGCACTCTCTTGTCGCCGGTGTGGCGCAGAGGACCCAGCCTCCCGCCGCATCGGCTCATGTCTCGACGATTAGGGTAGAGACCTCATGAGGGTTTTGGACCACGAAATACCGGACGGTCACGATAATCCGAGACATATTCGTTGACCGCCTCGCGAATCACGTCCGCGACGTCCGTTCGATTGTCACGGGCGACGTGCTCGAGATCGCGCCGCTGTTGCGGCGTCACCCGAATCCGAATCGCGTCGGTCGCCGGTTCACCGAAGAGTGGAGGGCGTGCCACTGGACGCCTCTATCGCGCGAGTTGGGTCTTGTGCCATCGGCGCCACCAGTCCAGGGAATGTCTCGGTTTCTGCGTGGCCTGAAAGGCCGTCAACGACCGCACGGCCACCGCGACGTCGGTCTGCGGATAGGCCGGGAAACTCACGATGGAGACCTCGCGAATTTCCATGTCCATGACCTCGCGCACGGGCTCACCGTCCTCCATGTGCCAGTCATCCTCAAGCGTGCGGAAGGCGAACGACATCCCGGAAATGTCGCCGCGTCCGACCGATTCCATGAGGTCGCGCGCGACGGTCGTATTCGGCGGGTCGATCGTGGCCTTCAGACCCCGCCCATCTTTGCGGAGCTCTAACGTGCCGGCGCGCGTGCGCCCGATGATCTTGGACGGGTCATGGTCGATGAGCGCCCGCACGTCCAGAGCGTCCTTCAGCGTGCGGGTCACCGCGGACGGGAGAATGCGCTCCCGGAACCCCCCGAGATCGAGGGAGAGTTGATTGAAGACAATCGCATACCCGCGGAGCTTGCGATCATCGGCGTCCGCCCGTAATTCGCCGAGCGAGACGCGCCGCTCGAGCCCCTCACCTGGTGGTCGTCCGGACATACGTCACCGCCTCCTGTAACACCTGATCGGCGATATGGTCGGCGCGGTCAGTCTCCCAGCGCCGCAACACCGTCTCGAGTGATTCATTGACGTCGCCAGCCTCGGTCTCCAGCACGAGGCGCAACTGTCGCCGCGACTCCGCGACATGCTGCGCCGCCATCGCCGCGGCCACCTCGCCCGGGTCGGCCTCCGACTGCATCCAGGCGAGATGGGCGCGCAGCGGGGCCAGAAACGCCATCCGGCAGACGTCCTCATGGATGGGATAGAACGTCTCGATCCAGCGCCGCAGCTTCTCGGGCGTGGCCTGGGCGCGTCTGGCTCGGTCGGCTTCGATCCTGAGGAGTCGGCCCGCAGCATCCACGAACAAAGCCCGATGCGCCGCGACGACCGAGGAGACGCGGGCCGCCTCCGACGCGCGGTGCGACTCGAGCTCGGTGAGAATCTGCACCCTGGCCTCTGTGGCCGCCTCGCGCGCCCGGAGGGCCTCGTCGGCCACCGTCTGGGCGCGTTCGGCCGCCGCCGCCGTGGCGGCACTCTGCGCTTCGGCCTCCGCCAGACGCGCCACGAGGGCGGCTTGTTCCTCCAAGGCCAGCGCCCGATTCGATCGGATGTCCTCGTCGAGCCGTTCACGCAGCGCGACGAGCTCCTGCTGGGCGGTGTCCGCCGCCAGGAGGGCCGCCCTCGCGCGCGCGTCGGCCTCGGCCTCCCGGTGCGCGGCCGACTCGGCCTCCCGTGTCGCCTGCGCGAGCGCCGCCTCGTGCTGGGCCGTCGTCGCCGCGCGGGCCGCTTCAAGGGCGTCGACCTGTGCCTCCAGGGCCGCGAGGCGCGCGGTTGTCTCTTCCACCCGGGCCTGCGCCGCCTGCTCCCGTTCGGCCAGCACGGCGCGTTCCGTGGCCGTCAGGACGGCGTGCTGTTCGACCAGCGCGCGGGCCTCGCGCTCGGCCGCCGCTTCGGCTCGTGCCTCGTCCTGGTGCCGGTGGGCTTCCATCAGGCGCTCGTTGAGGTCGGCGAGGATGGCGGACCGGTCGTCGTCGTCCTCCTCATCGTCCTCCTCCGGTACCGGCGGTGGCGCGGGGGCCGGAGGCGGCGGGGCCGGGGCGACCTGCTTGTCGATGACTTCATCCATGCGACCCGCCGGCACCATGTTCAACGGGACGAGGTATTGCTGCCCTGAGCCATCCGGCAGCGGGTTCATGTTTTCCTTTTCGCGCACGTCGTCGGCCGACAACCACCCCCACTGGCGCCCGACCGCATACGCGGCGTAGCGGCTCGCGATGTCCCCGCGCAGTAACCCGTCGACCAGGTGCTCGGCGAACTGGATATTGCGCTCCGTCGGCGCCACCAGTTTCCGGTTTAGCTCCTGTTCCCACCGGACTAACCACGGGCGCAACGTGTCGGTCACGAACTCGATCGACTGCTGTTCGATGTTGCTGAAGGTGGCCCGCTCGAGGTCCCGCAGCTTGTGCGGCGGGATGTTGAACCACCGGCACACGTCCGCGATCTGGAACTTCCGCGTCTCGATGAACTGCGCATCGTTGGGCGGGATGCCCGTCCGCTTGTACTGCATCCCCTCTTCAAGGATCAGGAACCGATGGGCGCGATCGACGCCCTGATGCCGCGCTTCAATGGCCTGACGCAGGTTCTTCTGGGCAATCTCGCCGAGCTGCTTGGGATGCTCGAGCACGCCGCCGAAGGTCGAGCCATTCCCGAAAAACGTGCCGCCGAACCGTTCCGCCGCGAGGCCCAACCCGATGGACTCGCGCGCTTTCCCGATCACCGAATAGCCGCATGTGCCGTCGTACCCCAGTCCGGGGATATGCAGCATGTCGATAGGATCGAAGAGCACATCGCGGCCGGTGACGTCGGCACTCCGCACGCGGTACCGCAAGCGCAGGCCGGCCGACTCGCGATACGGCGTGACGCGGTCCGGTGGAAGCGGCCAGAGCGCCACCGGCCGTCCAGATCCATCCCGCTCAATCTCGGCGTAAGCGTTGCCCCACAGGAGCACGTGCGCCTGGAGCGTTTCCCGGAAGACGAGCGCCGTCATCTCGGAATTGGGCTCATCGTGCAGGAGTCGGTACAACGGATGGCGCAGTAAGCGCTCTTTGCCGCCGGTTGGGAGCCGTTTGTAGAGAATCAGCGGCAATGAGGCCACTTGAGAGGCAATCACGGAGACGGCGGCCCAGATGGCCGAGTACGTCAGCGCAGTGTGCTCAGACACGGCCACGCCGGTCGTAGTGGGTGGCGCACCGAACAGCCGCGCGATCTCCGGCGAGTTGGCCGTGATCGGCCCGACCCACGTCCCGCGGACTTCCGCGATCACCCGCCGCATCCACGTCGCCATCAGGCCCATCAGCTAGACCTCCACGAGACCCCGCGTCGCGTAGACGGACGGGGGGTCGACCTCGCAGCGCGACACCCGGTCGAGCATCATCACGAGCGCGACCATCGGGTCGATCTTCTTCGCCGAGTTGGTCGCCGGCTTCACGAGCTTTTCATTCTGCGCGCCGTCGAAGACGGACTCGCAGTTGTCAGCCGCCCACCGAAGAATCGGATGGCCCCCATGATGCAGCCCGCCGAGGAGCTCGAGCCGGCGGAATTCGGCCATCGCGGGCCCCTGCCCCGTGAACGTCTGCCGCATCGGAAACACGGTCAGGCCTTCAGCCGTGAGATGGTTCGCGACCTGTTGCCCCTGGAAGAGATGGTCGATGTTCAGCTCGCGCAGGTCGAAGCGCTCGGCGTCAGCCAGAATCGCCGCCTCAATGAGGTCGTAATCGATCGCTGACCCTGGCGTGACCTCGAGCCAGCCCTCCTCGACCCATTGCCGATACAACGCCGCGTTGGGGTTGGTCTTGTCGAGAAGGCGCTCCGCCGGTACCCAGCAGCGCGCCGCGACATCGACGTTCGTCACATCGTCAGGACACGTGCGCCCATACACGACCGCCGAGATGTCACTGCGAGACGATAGATCCAGCCCACCGAAGACGACGCCTCCGGCGAAATCCTCCGGTCGGAACGGTTCGTCATGCCCGGCCTGCGCGTCCCAGACCTCGAGGTCGATCGAGCGCGAGATCGGCCGGTTCCAGATGTTCAGCCGATACCGTTGGAACTTCGCCGCGGCGGCGGGCGACTGCTGCGCGGCGAGACATTCCTCGGCGAAGATCGCTTCGTCGATCGTCACACCGAGGCTCGGATTGGTCTTGCGCCAGGTCGCCGGATCCTTCCAGTCGTCGTGCGGGCCCGGCTCATACACGACGGCGAGGAACGCCCAATCGTGGATCCGGTCGTCCGCTACGCCTTTCGCATAGGAATACTGCTCCCAGCCGATGGATGTCTCGTCGTAGACGCCGGCGGTCGAGACCACCAGGTAGAGCGGCTGATCGCGCGCGGCCCCGGCGTACTGCATGACGTCCCAGAGGTTGCTGCGCTTCCACGCGTGGAGCTCGTCGAGCACAACCCCATGCGCGTTGAGGCCTTCGCTCTGTTCGGCATCCGCCGAAAGCGCCTGGAGCTTGGCCGCCATGCCAGGAAAGGCGATCGTCTTCCTCGAGTCGACGAGTTGCAGGCGCTTCCGAAGGTCTGGCGACTGACGGACCATGTTCGCCGCCTCGCCGTAGATAATGCCGGCCTGGCCGCGGTCGACGGCGCCGGTGTAGACCTCGGCGCCCGGCTCACCGTCCGCCGCCAGGAGGTACAGCTCGATGCCGGCGGCCAACGTGCTCTTGCCGTTCTTCTTCGGGATCCAGATCCCACCGCGGCGAAATCGCCGCGTGCCATCGGCGCGCTTCCAGCCGAACAGCCGCCGTAAGAGCCGGTCTTGCCACTCGAGCAGCGTGAACGGCTGACCGGCCCAGCGTCGGCCCTTCGAATGGCGCAGAAACCGCGTGAAGAAGTCGACGACGTGCTGCCCGGCGTCCGCATCGAACCGGCATCCGCCCTCGAGCACGGCGCGCACGTCTTGCGCGTCCGCAATCCAGGACGGATCCCAGCCCTTGGCCTTCGCCCGGCGCCGCGCCTTCGTCCAATCGCTACTCGTCAGTGCCGACACGGGTCGTCCGCTCTCGGTTCAAAAACGCCGTGAACTCATCCGCCCTCGGCGCCACCGCCGCCGGCTTGTCGCTGGTCTTCAGTTTCGGCGCCGTCGGGTCCAACGGCATCGACAGCGAGGCGCGGTCCGCCGGCGACAGCCCGAACAGTGCCGCAAACTTCCGCATCTGCTCGGCGGCATCCCGCGCCATCTTCACGATCGCGTGCGGCTGCTGAAACCCGTTCGGCGTCTCGACGAGCTCGCCATCGACCTTCCGCGCGAGCAGCTCGAGCCGGCGCTCGTACCGCATCCACCGCGCGGCCGCCGTGCAGTACGCCGCGAACTGCAGCACGTCCAGATCCGTCAGCAGCCCCAGACGCGTCAACTCCGGCGTCCGCGCGCGCCACTCCGCCTTGGCGTCCTTCGACAGCCAGGTCGGCGGCTGCACCGCGACTGCAGACGTCTGCGGTTGCGGTTCCACGTGCCCGCGGCGGCGCTGTCCCGGGTTCCCCCGCAGCTCGTTCAGCGCCGTCGGTGTCCGTTTTGGCCCTCTTCGGCCCACAATCACGCTCCCTTTGCGAAAACCTGCAGGCACGCGCACGTGACCGCGAGCGGTCTACCACTTG